AAGGTCATCCCGTCACCAGTCTCACGAATCTCAAGATCAACGTGCTCAGTACGAACCTCAGTCTTACCCAAAGAACGTGCTTCCTCAGTCAAGCCCTCAAGCCGAGCCTTAATAGCCCAAGCTGCACGAACCCACTTGTCACGTGATTCGTCTAATACTTCGTCAACCATAGAATGTCTTTCTTCTTCTGCTCTAATTCTAGCAACAACAGACTCAGCATATGCCAATGTCCTCTGAGCTGCTCTCTTTGAAGGGCCAGAACCCCAAAGCAAATGTGCAACAACTCCAGGGCTAGGGTAGTTCTCTGAGCCAGGTTGTGCATCCGGTGAATCAAGATCTCCAAGGTGACGTGAAATCCAAGCCGCAATACGAATCCACTTGTCATCACTAATAGTGCCAGAAGCCATTGCACGGGCTTCACGAATAGTCTTATCAACTAGACCTGCACCGCCTTGACCATCTTCATAGTAGGCAAGGCCACGGCGAGCAGCTGCTCTCATGTAAGCAGGAGCAGACTGGTTGATTGCACGATCTTCTTCAACAACAACTTCTTCAGGTTCAGACATCGGTTCTTCAACGTCCTCCACTTCTTCAGCAACCATCTCAGGTCGAACAACCTTCTCAAGTTTAAAAACGTTAAGAATCATCATCTTGTCAGTAGAAGTAAAAATCTGATCTTCATACTCGTAGATGCGTATAACGGCATACTCGCCCTGCACCATAACAACCTCAGCCAAAACGGTTGGGTTTAGCACATCCCAAGAAACATAGTCGCCAACAGCCAAAGCGTTGATAGCTGCACGTTCACCCTCGAACGGTTCTTCATCAGAGATAGAGATAGCAACAGCCTGATCAATAGCAGACTCTTTAGTATCGTGGCATCCAAAGACTTCGTTGCCATCGTCAATTACTGCCCAACCTGAGCAATCAGAGTTTTTATCTGTAATGTAGTACGGCATTTATACCTGCTTCAAATAACTAATTTGATGTCCGGCTTTTGGGGACACTACCCAAACCGCATCAAGTGGATAACATTCCAGCACTATAGATTCGAGTTTTTGAATCGCAAGTCCATTAGAAGTGGTCACATTGCCATTACCAATAAAAAGAGTGTCGGTATTGTCCATGTTGTGAATATGTAACTTGAAGTTGCTGTTGCTTGTGCCATCTATTTGTGTTGCAACAGTTCCAACAGTCATCTGTCCAGTAGAAATTGCCATAATTTAGCCTAACACCGCAAGAATTGTTACAGTCCCACCCAAAGCAACCGCTGTACCGTTTACAGTAATTGAACCAAGAGTTGTCCACTGTGTGTTGTAATCAGTGCCATTAACTTTTGAAAGAACTTGTCCAGCAGTACCACCAGCAACAACGCCAGCACCTGTAGCACCAGTCGCACCTGTTGGCCCTTGTGGGCCAGTGTCGCCTTGAGGCCCTGTTGCACCTTGAGGGCCTGTAGCACCAGTTGGGCCAGTGTCACCAGTATCACCCTTGATGCCTTGAATACCTTGGCTACCTTGCGGGCCAGTGTCACCTGTGTCACCCTTGTCACCTTTAGGGCCAGTCGCACCAGTAGCTCCAGTGGCTCCAGTCGCACCTGTTAAACCAGTATCGCCCTTAACACCCTGCTCACCACGCTGACCTTCAATACCACGAATACCCTGTGGCCCCTGTGGGCCGGTAGCACCAGTCGCACCCTGAATAGCAAGTGGGAACCAGTGAGTCGCATCTAAAGCAGGTGCTTCACCCTGAGTCGGATCGCCCGAAGCAAACCATGATGAGTTGTTGTAGTAAACCGCATCGTTGTTTACATAGTCAATGTCTTGCGACCAAGTGCCACGCCAAAGAATACCTGTCGCACCAGTAGCACCAACAGGGCCTGTTTCACCCTGTGGCCCAGTCGCACCAGTATCGCCTTTATCCCCTTTAGCACCAGTCGCACCCTGAGGGCCAGTGGCTCCGGTTGCACCTGTGGCTCCAGTAGGACCGGTTGCTCCAGTAGCACCAGTGTCACCTTTGACACCCTGTAGACCACGAGGCAAAGTAAAGTTAATTGTTTGCTCAGGAGCAGTGCCAGTAATAGTAACAACGGCTGTGTCATCTGATGATTTAGAAACTGTGCCAACAGTTAGCGTATTAGCAGGGCCAGTATCACCCTTAATACCCTGAGGGCCAGAAGTGCCAGTCGTAACAACAACAGGCGACTCTGTAATCGCTACTGCAACGTCCTGATCTGTAACTGTGACGGTAGTAGTAGATTCGACAACGGAAACTACAACATCGCTCATCGGGTCACATTACCTGTCACGTTGAAAGCACCTTCAAGCAAACGAGTGATAGTGCTTCCAGAGTTCAGTTCCAAATCGTAAGAGTAAGAACCTGCTGATAGAGCTGCGGTTGCGGTTGATGCAATAGTCACACCAACGCTTCCAGCAGTTCCACCCAAAGTAATACCTGAACTGCTCGTCAAACTAATCAAAGCGGTAGCTGCACCAGCAGAATCACGAACCTGCATAGCCGCTGTGTAACCAGTTAGGTTCAGGGCTGTGCCACCAATAGTGACAGTAAAAGTCTTGTCCCAAGTTGCACCCTGAGGGCAAGTGATGTTATAAGTTCCTGGGTTAATCATTACGCACCTGCTTCTGGCTGAAGTGTTGTCGGGATTCCGCCATCGTGAGCAATAGCAGGAAGTCCAAGAGCAGACATTGTTGACGCAGGATCAAAACCAGCCTGAATCAACTTAGTAGCCATAGCCACCTTGCCTTCCATCTCAGGCAGGTCAGATGCTGATAGGTTCACGTTAGCCAAAGGCACACGGTAAACATTGCCACCCTCAACTGAGCGAAGATCCTCAAGTCTGCGAATGTCGTTGATGCTCATAAAGCCAGCCTGTGAAGCCACAGAGTAAGCCTGAATACGGGTCTGGAAATCTCCACGCATCAAACCATTTACGTTGAACTTTATGTAAGCAGGGTTTGGCAGTAGACGTGTGTAAGCCCACTCAATCTTCTCCACATACGGGCGAAGGGTGTGAGTTACGAACTGGATTGCGTTCTGCTCAACAGAAGCGTAAGAGGCCGTGTCAGGCACTCCCAAAAGATGCAGCGGAATATTGAAAGCACGAGCAATCTCCTCCACTGCAAATCTGCGGGACTCCAAGAATTGTGCGGAGTCGTTAGGTACGGTTGTTTGCTTGTAAGTTGCACCACCAGACAAGATACCTGTCTTGTGTGCTTTACGCCAACCTTTGTGACGGCTATCGAAACCAGCCTGTAGAGTTTCAGCCTGTTCCTTAGTTAGTATTGGCCCAGGAAACTCAATCACACCAGCGGTGGTTGCACCCTGACCAAAGAAAGTAGCTGCGTAAGACTGTAGTGCTGAAGCAACACCCAAAGCGTCTGACAGTTTAGAAACACGGCTCATGCCACGTAGAGCACCAGGCTCCAACAAATCTGTGATGTGGATGATGTCCTCTGAAGTTAGAAGTTTTGCTTCCTTCTCAACTTGGAACATCTTGCGACCCAAAGCGTTACGCTTAATCTCCACAGTGGTCGGGTCAAGGACAACAAGGTTTACAACCTCGCCATTCGGATCGCGGAATACACGAGTGAATGAGTTACCGCTAACAAGCAACGAAACAAGAACTTGCTGGTAGTGAGCCTGACGAGTGTTATCCACATCTGGCTGGTCAACCCACGCTGGACGTGGACGGTAAGGGTAAATCTCGCCGTCTGCTCGATACAGAGCATCTACTGGCAAAGTAGAAATCGTGTCGCTGATCAAAGACACTGCTGAGAAGAACGCAACAATCTCAAACGCTGTGTTGTTGTTGATGTTCACACCGGCAGGGTTCATCAACTCAATGTCAGCACCGGAGCCCCAAACACTTTGGAATGAGATTGCTCTCTGTTCTGTGAGACGACCTAGCATTACTTACCTCGCTCCAATGCGATACCAAAAAGAACCAAACCCGCACCGGCAACAATTACACCGGCAGGGGGAAACCAAAGGCCAACACCGAGTGATATCGCACTGATACCAGCGATTTGTAGAATCGTAGCTAACATTTACCGCCCTTACATAAAGAACTCAGGAATAACCTGCACTTCCATTCTACCTGCTGTGGCACGGTCTACCGCAATCACAGCTGCAACCGCAGCGTCAATTCTTCGAGCCGAAGCACGATTCTCTTTAACGATACGAATACCAATGTTGTCAGTTTTAGTCACAGCATTAGATAGATGGCGGGCAAGTAACGGATTACCGTCATGGGTCACACGCTTCTCAGTCACAAAGTCGAAGAACTTAGCACAGCCAACAACCATACGGCGAGCAGACGTAGACGGATACTCCACAATCGGAACACCCTGATCAGCCAAAACCTCCATAGACCTCTGCCAACGGAAAGGGTCACAGGCAACTTCTCTAACCTTAGGGAACTGGCGAATGAAGTTCAAGATTTCTTCTTCAACCTCAGCAATGTTGACACGCCACGAATCATCGTGAATAGTGTCGTCCTTTTCCCAAGCCTTTACCAAGAACACGTGTGGAACTTCATCCTCGCCCTTAGGCACGGTAGCCCCAACAATAACGGTAGTGTCACCAGAGAACGAACCGTCAAAGCCCAGAACAATCTCATCGTCTGGTGTGACCTCACGGGCTTCAGCACAACCATCCCAAGTACCAGCCGGTAGCCAACTGATCTGTGACGACACCCACTGGTTTAGACGCTTAGTACGGAACTCAGCCTCAGGGGTACGGCGAACCGCAGACTCAAAGTCCTCAGCCGAAACAATGTCACCATAGCCAGGATTAGCAATCTCCCAAGCCAACGGGTCACGGTGATCCATTTCAGGTGGGGCTTCCCACCAAGCCATAAAGAAAGACGGGTCAACAATTTCGCCAGTGCTCACACGCTTGCCATAGTTATACAACGAATAGCAGATGCTGTCTTGCCCTGAACTGTCCGACTTTACTCCAGCGGTAGTAATCGCAACCAACTGCCCAATCTTGCCACGGTTACCCATAGCCAAAGAGAACACGTCAAAGATCTCACGGTTCTTGTGGGCGTGAAGCTCGTCCATGATTACACGGCTAGGGTTCAAACCTTCTTTTGAGTAAGCCTCAGCAGAAACAACCCTGAACACCGAGTTAGTAGACGGCACATAGATAGAGTCCTTGTAAACAGTTACTAGGTCTGCTAGTTCAGAATCTTCAACCATACGCTTCGCTTCACCAAACACGATGCGAGCCTGTTCCTTTTCAGCAGCTACCGCAATAACCTC